GGCTGCATTTATGCAACCAGAAGAAACGCCTGTTGTTGAGAGCGGCACGCTTACTACACCAATGATTAACCTGCTCCATACACATCGAACATTCCGCGGGTACCAATATTTACCAGACGTGCCACTCGTCAAAAATCAAGTAAGCAGCGACGCAAAAAAAAACAATTAGAACATTGATTAAAAGGTACAGCAAGAAGATGCCAAAATTAAATGACAAAAAGAACAATCTCTGTAGAAGCTCTATCTTGCGCGGTGTCGCCAAAGCCTTGTATAAAAATGAACATAGCATCAATAAGTTGCGTGACGACCTACGTGTGTCGCAAGAAGAGCTCAGGAAACATGCTGCTGAGTATTTAAAAAATGCGCAAACTAAGATAAACAACAACCCAGCTTTTATCAAAGAACTACAAGATGCGTTTGATCATTTTAACGAAACCATATCTTTCGTTAATAAGAGACAAACGAAATTCGATCCTGAGGAGGGATATGATGCAAAAGATAAGTGCGGGCAAGGTGTGGCAGCTCTAAGCAAAAGAGTCAATTTTGTTATGTGCGCGTACTCCAGAGCATTGCTGCATAGGGTCAGAGAGATTGCCAGAAAGAATAAATCACACGTTATTATAGCGACACACGACTCCGACGATAATATTGCACAAGAGTATGCTGCAACGATACAAGAAGTCGGCTGTGACAAATGGTTCTGCGCTGACGTGTCTGAATGGGATTCAACGTTTCAAGACTTTATGACCGGGGTTACCCATGAAATGTGCGAGTATATGGGCATGCCAAAACAACTTAACGACTGGTTTTTGCAGTACCGTAAGAAGTGGAGAATAACTTACCACTCTAAAAATGGTGCTGTGAAACTAGATGGATGGGGCAAACAATTTTCTGGCAATCCATTCACGATCTGCGAAAACACCATATGCAACATGGGTTTAATCAACTATGTCTTCGACTTCAGGAATGTGCGCATGCAAATGTATAAAGGTGATGATTCTGCTGTCAATTGCGCTTCCTACCGACTAACGAATGACGGTGCCGACCTAATAGATATCACGAAACACAAATTTAAATGTCACCACCAGCCTGTTGGAGATTTTGCTGGCTTCATTTTAACTGAAGTAGGCATGTTCCCCGATGTGCTTAGGTATACGTGTAAGTTTATTGGTAAAATTTATCGTGATCAGAATCACTTT